TATGGCTCTATCTTCACCTTCCACAAACTTACATTCCCAATGATGCGAATATGTAAGTTTACCTGGATATTGTATACCACCAGTTTGTTTGTATGGAATATGAATATCCGGATAATCCCTATCAGGAATCTGCGTAGATTGGCATCTCACGAGAAGCGTATTTGTATCTCCACCAATAGGAGCGGCAAATAGTACCTCCCATAAATATGCTCTGCCCGGATTAGACAGATTGTTTTTAAGTGCATCTATACCCATTTGTGTCATATTAATTCTCCTTATCTACAGGCTTTTTATTTTAGAACATTACTCCACGAGCAACTAGCTCATCGAAGCTTGCTCCACTTGTGGTTACTATTGTTTGCAGTTGTATAAACTCCGCAGATCTAGAAGGCTTTATGAATATATCAACATGCAATTCATTCCTGTCGATAATGGCAGGAGTATTATTGGTTTCATTGCATAGAACCTTATAGCCTCTATCGCCTGATTCAGTCTGGAAAGCTCCACGAGTGCTGAGCAACTCAAGATACTCAGTTATCATAGCTTCTACCCTAAATCTGGTAATCTCACTATTAGGTTCAAACACAAACTGCCTCAGAGCTATTGATAATGCTTTTTCTATTATTATCAAAAGTCTACGAACGTTTACTCTACTAAGAGCAGAAGCTTTTGCTGCAAGAGTCTTCTGACCCCAAATAGGAATACCTTCGCCTCTAAATAACTGAATAGGATTTATCTGAGCTTCATATAACATATCGCGCTCACCACCAGTAAATATGTCATATACACCTTCTACATTCAATAAGCCTCTATTGAAACCAGCAGGAGCATACCATGGTTGCGATACATAATCGTTATAAGCTATTTGAGCTACCACATAACCTGACGGAGGAACATAGAGCAACACATCATTGTAACTATCATATATCTTAACCCATGGAGCGTATAGCGCAGCATAACTAGAATTAAGATTCAAAACAGCTTTACGCCAAACAATCATATCAGTGATATTAGTAGCCGAAGCCATTTCGCTGTACGGTATATCCAATATTGCTATACAATCAGCTCTAGCATTGGCGATAGTATTCATCTTCGCTTGAATGATAGTAGATGTTTCGCCACCATTAATGAGCACTCTAATATCTACATCGTCAGGATTAGCAAATAGATCCCAACCATCAGTAAATTTACCATCACTAATATCTGCATAAGTTGTTCCATCATTGCCTTCACCAAGTTCTACTTGAGTTGTATCGCCATTAATATCCTCAAAACCATCAGGCATTACAGTATCAGCTATGTCGCTATGATCAGCAACTGCTATGTATTGACTATAGCCATTTATCCTGTCTTCCATGTATAACTGTCTACCATAGCCATCAATTTTGTGTTTACGAGATACCGTAAACGATTCTACTTTTTCCCATGCGTTATCAGCATTACGATAATACACGTTTATTACGAACGTATATTGATCAGTATCTGCTATAGGTAACAGAGAAGAAGGAACCCATTCACCACTAATCCATTCCTGCGTATTACTCTTAAGGTCGGTTATTGTAATACCAATCCTATGATTCCATACGCCAGGATCTTTTCCAAATATCTGGAATAGTATCTGATCACCATTATCAGTACCAGGATAGCTCGTATCAGTGTCTAGAGTCTTTTCCGTAGAAGTAAACGACTCAGTTATAGAATAAGTCTCACTAGGATTGGCTATGGTTAACGCGCCATACTCAGCGCCATCTTGAACTCTATAGCAATAAAGTTTATTACCTTTCTCAAGAAAAGCGAGTGCTGAATAATGGAAATAATTGCCAGATGAATTAACAGGCGTACCATATTCGTTGATAAACTGCTGAGTATTTGTGATGAGTACGATCTCATCAATGTTTCCTTTTGGGGAATACCCAACTAAAGCCGAAGTCGTTGTTGCTATATTCGGCACGATTTGGCTCAGATCCTTCTCTAAGCTATATACACCCGGTGATAAATATACGCCCATACTAATTCTCCTTATATGTTTGTTACTGTATCTTCTATTAGGTTATATTCTCTACCGAAGAATTTTAAAGCTGCCGCCAACTCCTCGTCGGCACCAGTATCTTCGATTATGATACTATTCATTTGTTCATCTGTTAAGTCGTCTTTATAATACATAGTCAAAATAATCTTATGTATTGTTTTGATATCCATAGAAGTAGGCAACCAGCAATCAAGCTTAATCGACATTTTATGTACAAAATATTGTCCAGTCGTAAACATCGTATCTATTGGAGATTCATCTATGACATTAGAAAAATGTAGATCTAATTCCATAGGATATAAATTATTATAGTTCACAATCATCTTAGGCATGTTATGCTGCCAATTAATATAGGTCTCCACTACCTGATAAATAGTATCTAGACTTTTTGACCAAACCCAAAATGAATAATCTATATTTACCGGAACTGCTTTTACTATTGTTGCCTTAGCATTCTCAACACCATCAACAGCAGAATTTACCATATAAAGTCCGCGTCTTGCGGGTGGTGTACGCTGCCGTTTCCAATCAAATGCAATTCCGTCTTTCCAAAAATTTATGAATTCAAGATAATTTGTTCCGCGCTTTTCAGCAATTATTCGCAATGCCACATCTTTCGGAAATAGAATAATCCCTTTATTTATGTTGGCATCCTCGGTGCTGGCCTTTAGATCTATGCCCAGAATACTAGCGAACTTATCGTACAATAAGACTTTCATTACGCTATCAATCGAAGATAAAAATGAACTACTCATTTACTTCCGTTAAATTCCTAGTATATTCTATATTCTCTCGTATTTCATTTATGTTCGTTACTTCCATATCTCTGCAAACACTGCCTGGAGTAAGCGTAATCTTATCTCCATTAGCGAGATCCAAAGTAACATCGTCCTTAGACGTATTCATCAACTTCGTAACCTTCATTATGCAACCCTTCTAGGTGCTAACTTATACACCTTCACGATAACAGCATCATGCATATTAGCTATTAACGTATCAACTACCTCAAAATATTCTACTCCAATATACTTAGCAGGAATAAATTGAGGCTCTATCTTAATATAACTGCGAATAGTAATATCAACATCCACCTCTACGTTATTAGTATTAGTAGCTTTATTTTTAAAATAACCAACAATCGGAAGCTCGTTTTCTGAAAATACTCCAAGCTGTTTCAACTGTTTCGTATTAGGACTCCATACGATAAAAACCTGAGTAGTATATTGATAATGTTCATAATCAGCAGGTTTTGCATATACATCTAAAGGATTTACCTCTTCAATGTTATGAGGTATAAATAAATCGCAATCAATACCGTAAGCATCAAGAGACACATTCACGTAATCTCGCAAAACATCAATCGACTCTTGAGGTATTATCTTACTCATTAGTTTCGATATTCGTTATATCTTTTATCTTTTCAACATCTTTCTTCGATACATCATCATCGGCTATCAATGCTTCAAGATCTTTTATAGTCTTTAGATATTGGTATCTATTGATGAACTTAAATTCTGCGTTAGCATCCTTCCATTGTTCTGCTAATTTTGCATCTGATAAAGCTTGCTCTGTAGAATCAGGATTAGATGAAGCTTTTCTGGCAGCTACCCATTCTTTTCGCATGCCATAAAGCTTCTCAATATCTTCTTCTATTTCTTTCGCCTTTTGCTGAAGTGTTTTAAGTAATGTCTGCTTTTGTTCTTTAGTAGCTTTCTTCATTCCTACTTGAAGCGAATCGTAATCTATAACATTTCGCTTCAAATCACCGAAAAGAACATCAGCATCTTTAACAGAATCTTTCACATCATCTATCACATGCTTGAAATCTTCGTACGGATTATAATCTTGAGGAAGTATTGTAGGACTCTTAATCCATTTATCATTTATGTAATCGTACAAGCCTTCGGCCATCATTTCCTGATCTGGTCTTATTTGAATATAGATATGAATAGGATGCTTGTTTAAATAAGAAACACCATCAACATCTAGTTCATCAGACCAATCATTTATAGCAGTTTGAAATTCCTCCTCGTCTCCAACATTCACATCATCCTTTAGAATTATATGCACGTCTATATCAGAATCCTCTGTGTACTGATTAGTACAGATAGATCCTATAACGTGGATCTCCTCGGCTATGTCAGATAAGTCGTAGTCATCATATGAATCTAATATACTTTGTATCTTCTTACGCGCCTTCTGGGCAAGAATATATGTTCCTTTTTTCTTATCCCAAACTTCCTTCGTTAAATCCTTCTTAGGGAAATCTATTGAGGATTCGAAAACGCCTTTATTATCAGTCATCGATTTTGGTGTATATGTATTCAATTCTGTTCTTATTTTCTGCAATAAAGAAAAACTTCTAGAACGTCGCGCGTTCCACAACTGCGCGGAGATTCTTTTGTATATATTATATCCAAATAAATATGTATAGCTAAATCCTGTATTGGTATCAATGGTATATCCACCATAAGGATCTGGTTTAATTGCTATAGGAAATCCGTCTATTTTTACTTCTTTGCCTTGCTCTATCATATAGTATAATTACAAAAATACGCGCTCGCTTCATCAACTGTTCTTTATAATAGGTGCAAAATCATGAAGATCTCGCAAATATAATATTTTTAACAGACTCCGAAACGAGCGTGAATATATAAATTTATCATGTCAAATTCTTATCTACAAATACCATTTCCAGATTAGCACTAATAATAGTTCCTGACGCATCCAATGTAACATTAACTCTGTTAGGATATAGCGAAGAACCACTCACCCAAGTAATAGATTGCTCTAGAGTTTCTTTTGGTACTTCTATTGTTTTTTCATCCTTGCCTATAGTATAAGTAAGAACTACCGGCTTTTCTATTTTAATGTCTATATCCTTAACACCCCAGCTTCTATATTCTATATCTATTCTGTAAGTAATATCAACCCTAGTAGAAGTTAATTCGTAGTCAGCTTCGTCAGGCACTCCCATAATAACTAAATCAGCATCTGTAGGAGCTGTGTATATATCAGTATATTCATCGTCAAACTTACCCTCTTTGATCGCCTCTTTTGTTATAACCATAAACTTCTTAGGATCTTCTTCGTCCTGAATTACTCGCCCTTTTCTTTGGGCAGCAATCCTGTCAGCTTCCATTTTATCAACAACACCCTTTGCTAAGGTCTTATATTGATCTTTAACTTCTTCCTCTTTGATTATGCGCTCAGTCTTCGTGCTTTTGCAGTTAAGACAGATTGAATCTTTCCCTCTAAATGTCTTGCAGCACTCATTACATATATAAAGAGATTCAGTTGTAGATCCGTACATATCGTCAGAAGAACCGTATTTATTTACATCATCGTCTTCATCATATCCTAATTTAGCTTTTAGCACCGGTAATATGATATACTTTATATATAATTCTGCTATATCACCCTTACCGGCCATCTTAGGAGTCTCTTCATCACCTTTAGATTTCTTAATTACTGAACCTATATCCACCTGCTTTGCTATAGGAAGAGTAGTAAGTTTTCCCATCATCGTGCTATAGTCCGGCAATTTATCTTCCACATCACCGCGATCTATGGCCGTCATTACTATTTCCCAATCTTCATTAGATATATTTTCAGTTTCATGCCACAATTCTGACATGGATTCAGCAATCTTAGCTTCTATGGCTTTCGTCAATCCTGCGGCGGTCTTGGTGGGGGAGGAGGGGGGCGCGTTAAAAGATGACTTAGCGTCCGATTGCGCCCAGTTCACAGCTTGAATGTGGCTTTTGAAATCTTTACCGTCAGTACCTTTTATTATTCGAGATTCACCATTAGCTATCTTTTCGACGGCATACTGTGTATTTTTGCCAATTTCAGCAATATCTACTATTTTATACTCTATCCCATCTGGAGTTTTAGCAGAATGAGTCATTGCTAAATCATATCTAAATCTTTTATCTGCCGCTACTACGGTCGTTTTAACGCCCTTTCCCGCCTCTGGGGGTACTATGTCAGGGGTCAGGGGTAAGATATTTCTGGCTTCATCAGAGTATTCTTGTATCGGTATCCATTTTTTACCAATCTTAGCTTCTTTCTGCGGAGGTGAATAATCTGGATCAATTACGTTTTTTTCATCTACATCATCTTTAACTACCGTACTAGATAAACCCGCTTTCTTAATAACCTCGGCGAGTTTATCTACAT